ACACATTTTTTGTGAGGTGTCAAGGGCAGGCGTTAGCCTGTTTATTTTACCCTTGATATCTCTCTAAAAATGTGTTATTTATTTCTCAGGGGTTAATGAAATTTTTTTCAAAAACCTATTGACTTTTTATAGCTGGTCTTTCGAAGTTCTCCAATAATAATATCAACAATTCCAGAAAGAACACCACTATCATTTACACCCTCAACACGAATAACACCTGTATGATTAATAGTATTTGAGTGTTTGCCAGAGCCATTAACATTTGCGTTGACATCAAAGCTTGTAGGTATTGCGTTTTTCATATCACGCTCAACACCGTTCATTGCGTCAGTAAAGCCGACACCGATTCCAGCTCCCATGTTTGAACCAATGCCTGCGAAAACTGTTGACGGTGAGTGTATTCCGAGCAGGTCCTTTGCACCATCAACAATGCCACCAAAAAAGTCAGAAACCTTGTCACCAATCCAACTACCCATTGACTTTATGCCCTCCCACAAGCCTTTAACAATGTCAACTCCGATTTGTGTTACTGAGGAAACAGCAGAGCCAAGGCCTCCAAGAAGTGCTGCAATAATCTGTGGAATACTTGCCACAAGCTGTGGTATTGCTTGAATTAACCCAGCTGCAAGCTGAACTGTAAGTTTTATTCCCATTTCAATAATTAGTGGTAAGTTATTTGTTATGAAATCAATTATTGTTGTTATTATTTCTGGTAAAGCATCAATTAGTATCGGCAGGGAATTTAAAAGTCCTTGCGCCAGCCCTTCAATTAATGCAAAGGCAGCTGCAAGGATTTTATCCATATTATTAAGGAGCACTTCAACAATTAAAATTATTGCTTCAATTATTGATGGAATAAGTTCTGGGAGTGCATCAGCTAGCCCTTCTGCAAGTGCTATAACCATTTGAACTGCAGCCTCAATCAGCATGGGGAGGTTATCAATCAACGCATCAACAATCGTGATTAGTGCATCAACCGCAGCCGGAATAAGCTCTGGTAAAAGGCTTATTATTGTTTCAAGCACTTGTGTAAATAGGTTTGTTACAGTTTTGAGTAGCATAGGCAAGAGATCACCAATTGCCTGTAAAATTGCGTCTGTAACGGTCGGCAACGCTGATACGATATTTTCAAGCACTGGTACGATGTTTTTAACCACCGACTGAAAAGCATCCACAAGGTTTCCCGTTAAATTTGTCATATCGGCGTTTGTGTTACCAAGTCCGGCTGTAAAAGAGCCTAGTGCTGCTTGCAAAAGTCCGATAGAACCTGAAATTGTTTGTGTACTTTCTCTTGCGAAGTTTCCGGCATATTGCTCTGTATTCTCAAAAAACATCTGCATAGCAACTTCTGCTTTTTCTGCCTGTGTTGCTGAATTCCAAGTAAAATCAAGTCCTTTTGAAAGAGCATAGGCCTGAATATTCGTGGCGTTCATAGCAACGCCCAAGTTGTCCATCATGGTGAAATTGCCCTTTGCAGCACCAGTGACAGCCTCCATTGCTGAAGACATATCAATTCCCATAACTGATGCCATATCAGCCGCTCGTTGCATAGCTTTTTCTGTAAGTTCAAGACTTTTTTGTTGCTCAATGCCTGAGCCTTGAAAGAGCACACCCATTTTATTTGCGGTGGCAAGATAATCACTTTGAGATACACCAAGGTTTTTATAAGCTTCTTCCCCTGTTTTTTGAATGGAAGTGGCATAATTTCCAAAGACAGCTTCCGAGCCACCAAGGTTTTGCTCCAGCTCACCGAACTGCTGAACAACTTCTTTGCCAAGCTTAATAGCAGCAGCACCAGCGGCAACGGCGACAGCACCCATTGCTACTCCTACACCTTTGAGGACACCACCAAGCTTTTCAAATTTAGAGCCTGATTTCTCGGCAGCATTAGCTGATTCTGTAAGCTCATCACCGAAGTCGTCAGCAGCCTGTACCGACTGAGTAAGCTCACGCTCCATTTCGTTGAGTTCAGCTTTTGCTTTATTAAGCTGAATCTGCCAGTTTTGTGTACGTTTATCGTTCTCGCCAAAGGACTTACTCGCATTTTCAAGTGCTTTCTGCAAGGTATCAATTTTATTTTTCTGCTCGTCAATGCCTTTATTCAGCACTTGGTTTCGTGCAGTGAGAGCCTCAATAGATTTATCCTGCTTGTCAAACTGGCTTGAAACAAGGCTCATTTCAGAGCCTAAAACCTTAAAGCTTTGATTTATATCACGAAGGGAATTTTTAAAGTCTTTTTCTCCTTCAATGCCGATTTTTAAGCCGAAGTCGGGCATGGTGGGTCACCTCCTGTCTGGAAAATATATGTTGAATTTTGGATGACTATAGTTTATAATTATAAATATTAAAGTTTTATTATTAATAAAGGATTTGAATTATGAAACAATTATCGAATAAACAATATTTTATATGGTTTAAAATATTTATTGTGTGGCTGTCATATATGCCACTTGGCTTATTTATCACAAGCAGAAAATTTTCGTTAGACTTCTATTATCATATATTACCACTAAGCGATGAGTTTCGTCAGTATTGGTTTAGTGAGAATTTTTACAATTTACTGGTATGTGGCTTTATAACATTGTTGATTTTTATTGTAATTATTTTTCAGTACAAATTTAAAATCTCTGAGAATTTTCAAGTTACACCAAATACAGTTATAATTGGAAGTATCTGTATTGTAATTTCTATTGGCGCTATTGTATATAGCCATTTTGTTAATAATTACTCTTGGCAGATATTGATTGGTGAATCTATAAAATTGCTGTTAGGCGTTTCTGTTTTTGAAGAACTGATTTTTAGAGGGTTTATCACAAATGAAATATTTAGACTTAAAGAGCATGATATAAAAATATCTGTTGGAATAGTCATTTCTGCAATATTATTTGGTCTTATGCATTTGCCGGCATACTTTTTATACAATGAAATATCTATAGGCGGAGCAATATTTAGGTTTATTTTCCCTACAATTATTGGTTTGGCATATGCGATTATCCTTTACTATAAAAAAGACATCATCTCTTTGATTTTAATACATACAGCCTCCAATATTTGCGGTTCAATAGCTGGTCAACCTTTCGACATTATTTTCTTTGTGCTTATGTGCTTATATACTTTAATTTCGATACCAGCAATAAAGCATCATTTACCTTTTAAAATGAACACATTTATTTAAATCGGCACAATCTCATCAATACTAACCTCTCTTTTCGCCTTTTCAACCCCAATAAACTGCTTGTGACAAGTCCACAAATCCAGCAACTTTCCAATCGGCATTAACCACACTTCATTTTCAGAACGGTTTAACTGAGCAGTTCCATAATAAATTAGTCGGGTAAAGAGTTCAACATCCTCTACCCGACTTGTGTGTTTTTTGAGGGTTCAGCCTCAGACTCCGACTCAATATTCCGCTTTGTTCCTTTAAACATAGCCTCTGTTATTGCCGTCTTATAGGTCGCAAGTTCAAGTGGTGAAGTGAGTAGCTCCACATTTTCCTCTGTGAGCAAAGGCTTTTTCTCACCATTTTGCAGATTATCAATCATAATTCCTTGATTTGCCAAAAGTGTAATCAGCCAAACAACCTCATCAAGGGCCTCTTCAAAATTTTCAGACTTCATCAGCTTGTCACCGAGATTTGAAAGTCCTCCATAACGCTTAGCTATTTCCTTTGTGGCTTTCGTGGTAAGAACAAGTGAATATTCTGTTCCACCGATTAAAATTTGCGAACATCTGTCGTTATCCATTTATCCTACACCTCCGATGTTTGCAAGCCCGTCAAGCCATGCAACAGCTTTTGCCTCGGTGTCAAAGGTAGCTTCCTCTTTCCAGACCCCAGTTACATCGGTGAGGATTGTTCCCTCAACTGTTGGTGTCTGAAAATTAATTGCATCGCCTTTGGTTTCAAGGCTTTCATTTGGAATTCCGAACTTAACTTTTGTAAGCCAAATTGCTCTGTATTTTCGAGCACCATTTTTAATAGTAGTCGCATAAAAGCCTACTCCGACGCACTTTCCGTCATCATCACCCTTTGCAACAAGCTTTTGCTCCGTTCCGGGTGTAAGCGTTGAAAGGGTATGCCCTAAAATCAAAGCTAAAACCTCATAGCTTAAATGGTCACCGTTTAGAGAAACTTTGCCAGACTTAAATTCCTTAATATTTTCAACCAACATATCATTGGCATAAAGCTTGCCTTCGTTGATTTCAATAGAAATATCAGCCTTTATTGCCTTTGACATAACCATTCCGGTGTTATAGGTTGCAACGCTTTCTGTTTCAGTAAGCTCCGAGCAGATTAAATATTTTAGTCCTATTTGTGCCATTAATTTCCCTCCATTCCGCCAGCGTGACGCTGGACCCATTTCGCACACTTATAGTGTTTGAATTTTTAGTTCTTTTCCTGCGTCAAATCCTGGTTTAAATTATAAATTTCTTTCGCCACATCAATCGCATAATTATGATAGCCAGTATCATTTTCATGCCCTACATAGCGTCTTTCAGTAATAGTAAAATCAGCCTGTAACAAAAGCCTTACAAGCTGATTTTTTCTTTGTATATAGTTATTTTTGCTAAAAAGTGACAGCCTAACCTCTTGAACTTCAAGCAGTGGATAGTTGTCCCCAAAAACTGCAAATGTATCAACGAGTGGAGTAATCACAATATACTCATCGGGAGGAACACCACTGAATACCCCTGTTTCTACGGGAATATTAATTGTTTCTATAAGAGTATTAATTTCAGATAAAATGCTCATAGGCCTTCAATCTCACTTTCCAACTTGTTTTTCATAGCATCAATACAAGACTTTTTGCTCTGCGTTTTTGCAGGCTTTAAAAATGGCTTAGGTGGCTGACCACTTTTCCCGTATTCAAGAATATTTGCAATTTTAGCATTACTGCATCCATCAGAACGAGGCTCATCAAACCCAACCTTAACATTAAAATTGCCCTCTTTATCTTGCTTTGCAGGAGTAACCCCAAGAGTAGAAACAAGCTGACCAGTGGAACGGCTTTCTAGCTTTGTGTTATTGCCCACCACAGATTGCAGATTGCTTTTAACCTTTGTGAGAACAACCTCGCCACCAGCCTCAAGCACCTTTGGAATTATTTCATCAGTTTTTTCAGCAAGGCGAGAAACCTTTGAAAGAAAATCCTCCGGCATAGAAAAATTACACTTTGCCATCAACGCTCACCACCAAAATTTCAAAATACATACCTTTGTTTTTCACATTCTCAACCGAATAAATATTGTAACGCTTACCCTCACAAACGATGATATGCTTGTTGGTGATTTCAATATTAGGAATATGCCGAAGTCTGAATAGTGCATTTACAGAATTATTCTGCGACATATTAAGCCACTTTTCAGTTGAGTTCTTCTGCTCAAAATATGCTTTTACACTTGCGATAATATTATCACCAGTAGTCACAAAACCCTCGCTATCCTTAACAGGCTCGGTGCTTATAATATCAATTCGTGTATTTAATTTCCCAAAACTCATACTAAAAACTCCTTATTTAGCCTCAAAAGCATATTCACAACATTCCAGACTTGTTCACTCGCTTGAATATTATCAGAGAAAAACCCAGCAGTAGAGCCATCTCTACTTTCATAGAAATGGCTTGATAGCATTATTACTGCTTGCTCGGTGGTTGGGTGCATTGAGTTTTCCGAATAAAATCCCTCTGTCTTTTTTTGATAACTTTCAGCATAGGCTGTTGCGGCTGTGATGTAATTTTGAAGAAGTACATCGTCCTCACTATGCTCGAGGATTAGATTTGCTTTTACTTTTTCAATAAGCGTCATATTTATCCTTTCGTAAATAATTTCAATTTATCACCAAATAATGTCGCAGGCGAAAAAGCACCCTAAGCAACTTAGCTTAGAGTGCGAATTGCCGGCAGTGGCACACTGCTATACCTTTTGCTGTAACGTTTTAATTGCTTCTGGGAGAATTAGCTTTCCGTCAACACGCTGTGTGGCAATAAAACCAACTTGACCAGTTGCAGCATAAAGTTCATTCAATCTCTTGAACGCTCTGCCTTGACGGTCTGCAACCCAGTAATAACTAAAATCACCAAATGCGATTGATTTTGCAGCAGATGCGATAACTGGCACAAATGAAGATGTCACAACGGGTCTTGTTAAAATGGTATCTGGAGTTCCGGCAGTTATAGATGGCTGCCAGATGTAATTGCCGTTGCCGTCTTTTAGCTTTCTGATTGCCTTGACAGTTGTGTCATTCATCACAAAAGTCGCATTTTTTCTGTATGGAGATTTTAAGCTGAAAAATAAGTCCATAACCTCGTCAAGCGTTATTGCTGTTGCACTTGCAGCAGTCACGCCAACCTCTGCACCGCCTGTTGCGTTGAAAATTCCAGTAGGTTTGCCAGTTCCGTCACCGATGAAAAATGCCTCTTCCTCTTTTGTGCCGATACGTCTTGCAAACTCTTTAGCTATATAGCTTTCAAGGTTGAAAACATTGTCGTTTAAAAGCTCATCAGAAACCTTAATCATAGTCGCAAGCTTGTATGCGCCAATTGAAACCTGACCAAAGCTGTCATCACTTTCAGGAATTGCGCCCTCTTCGTCAATCCAAGAGGCAGTGCCTTTTGTGACAACAACAGGAATTTTCTTGTCACCGGTTGAAGTAGTGATAATTTTTGCAAGCTTTCTGAACACATTTTCTTCTTCCAAAGCCTGAATTAGCGTTCTTTCAAACTCATCCGGAACTAAATAGCCGCCCTCAGTGTCAGAGCCAACCTGAAGTGCATTCTGCAAGTCATAATGATTTTTACTTCTCATAGCTTTCCAGAATGCCGATTTGTACTCATCAGTGGCTCTGCCTGTTTTTGTATCTCCGGTAGCTGTTGGTTTGCTTGTAAGTGGCGAATTTAAAGGCTTTGAAAGCTCTAAATCAAGTGATTGCTGTCTTTCTAAACGGTCAATTTCTTTTCCTAAATTAACTACATCAGCCTCCATTTTTTCATAAGTAGCTGTGTCCTCTGCAGAAATAAGTCCGTCTGTACCTCTTTTGGTGTCAAGAAAGGCTTTAGTGGCATCCCACGCTTTTGCACGTTTTTCCCTAAGTTCTAAAACTGTATTCATAAATAAATCCTCCTATTTCAAAAGTTGTAATCTCTTATCGAGATTTTCGATTGGTGTGCCTGTTGTTTTTTGCTTTGGTTTAATCTTATCCAAAAGTGAATTTGTAACAGCACGTCTGCTGAAAGTAAAGCTGTTTTGTGTAGCAGTCTGATTGTCTTTGAACATAATATCATCTGCAAATCCAAGCTCTAAAGCCTTATTTGCATTAAGCCAGGTTTCTGCGTCCATTAATTTTGAAAGCTTTGCTCGTGGGAGTGAAGTTTTAATTTCATAAGCGTTAATGATGCTTTCCTTAACCTCATCAAGCATTGAGATAGCTTTTTGCATTTCCTCGCTATCACCGATTGCGACAGTTAAAGGATTATGAATCATCAAAAGGCTTGTCGGTGACATTAAAACCTTTGTCCCAGCCATTGCAATAACTGACGCAGCACTTGCTGCAATTCCGTCAATTTTTACAGTTACTTGCCCTTTGTAATCCATCAGCATATTGTAAATCTGGCTTGCTGCAATGCAATCCCCGCCGGGTGAATTAATCCAAATTGTGATGTCACCCTCTGCTGAAAATAGCTCATTTTTAAACTGTTTAGGTGTAACTTCATCATCGTACCAGCTTTCCTCAGCAATTGCTCCGTTTAAGAATAGGGTTCGTGAATTATCTTCCTCAACCCAATTCCAAAAGCGTTTATTCATCTATTGTTTCCTCCGTTTCTGTATTTGTTGTATTTGCGAAAATTCCTGCATCTTGTAATTTAGTCATAGCACCATTTACAAGATACAAGTCCCCACCAAACTCAGTTGGTATGCGGTTTAGGTTTTCAAGTTCACGAATATCGTTAACTGAAAGCCAACCATTCTGTCTGCCTGTTGCATAACCAGCCATTCTTGAGGCGTAGTCACCTCTTAAAAGTCCATCAACATTAAATTTTACAAAGTATTTTTGCTTTTCAGATGTTGAAAGCAGAGCCTTTTGCATTGCCTGTTCCCAGCGAACAACCCAAGGGTCAAGTGTGTATTTAACGTACTCGAGGCTCTGTTGCTCTATATTTGAAAAGCTCGATTTTTCTAAATCTCCAACCATATGAGGTGGGATTCTGAAAATTCGAGCTATCTCATTTATCTGAAACTTTCTTGTTTCTAAAAATTGTGCCTGTTCTGGTGGAATCCCTATCGGCTGAAATTTCATGCCCTCTTCTAAAACTGCAACCCTATGTGCATTAGAGCTACCTTGATAGACACCAACTTTCACGCACACGTTTTGGGTCTTTTACAACTCCAGGGTGCTCGAGAACTCCGCCGGGATTTGCTCCATTTGAGAAAAAGCTTGCACCATATTCTTCAGTAGCAATTGCCATTCCTATTGCGTTTTTAGCCATTGCAATAGGTGAATAGCCAACCAAGCCATCAAAGCCAAGTCCGGGAATGTGCAAAACCTCTTCTTTTCGAAGAATGACCTCGCCTTTGTCGGTTTGATACTGATAATAAATCTCACCATTTGAAGTTCTGTCCGCCGTCATTTTATCTGGAAGAAGTGGGTACAATGCAATAACCTGACCTCGCCCATCACGAATAATCTGTGCGTATGCGTTACCCCATAATAAAAGATGACTCATAAGTGTTTCTCGGAACACAAATGAAGTCATCTCGGGGTTTGGCTCGTTATGGAGCAGATTATATAGCGGGTGGGTGGTCGATTTTTCTTTGCCATTTTCAGTATACTCATAAAGCTGAAGTGGCAGGCTTGCTATGGTTTCAGCGAGTATTCTCACACACGAATAAACTGCTGTGGTTTGCATTGCCGTTCGCTCATTTACGGTTTTTCCACTGGTGGTTGGTCCAAAGAAAAAGCTGTAATTGCTCCCATTTAAGGCATTACGGGGTTTATCTCTTGAATGAAATAGGTTTTTTAGTGGGTTCATATGTTGATACCTCCTTGTTTTTGGGGATGAAAAAAGCACCTGTCTACAGACAGATGCCTCGCTTATAGCGTATTTATGTAGCTTTTCATATCAAAACTAATCAACTTAGATGAAGCTTTTTGATAAAGAGGATGTTTAGGTGAACCAGATTTATTTATACCAGTTGTCAGCCATTTAATTTTATCATTGTTAAGTTGAATATAAATATCTTTCCAGCAGTTAATTAAATAAGGTCTGTCATAAATGTGATCCCCAAATCCCGCCCAAATACTTATACAAGAACTATCCAACATTAGATTTTTTATATGCATTAAATTTTTGCAATGTTCAGAATCATTGCAAACATCACTTAGGTTTTCGAAGATTGTATCCCTCTTAGGATAGACATTAATCATTATCCAGCTATCGAAGTCATTGTTTAACGCTATTTTTTCGACTTTTTTCAACGTAGGATCTAAATTGTTTGGTTCCGCAGTACTTGGATTAATGCCAAAACAGATTAGTGGCTTAACACCTTTAGTTCCTAATACATACCGTATTGAATTATCTTCATTATTAACATATATCCATTCCATTATATCACCATCAACCTAACTCATTAATCACTTCTTGTATGCTGTTTAAATTTCCGTTGCCCAAGGCATTATAATATTTGATATGCTGAGCAACAGCTTGCTTTGCTTTTTCAAATAAATCCTCACCGAAATCTCGTTTTATACTAACCAGAAAATATCTTGTTGCATATGTGTTGAGAGTTCTTGTGTACTTTTTACCATCAAGCATTGCAAGTAAATTTGTTATATAATCTCCTGCCGAACCCTCGCTCATCCCTGTTATATCTGCAATTTCCAATCTCGCCTCTGTTCTAGTCAATTGTTCATAGTAAACCTTCTTAGCAATTTCATAAGCTTGTTCAGACATTTCATTAGTTATTCTCATGGGACTTATCACTCCTTTTTGATTGCCAAGAAAAAATTCTCGGTAAGATAGTAAGGTATGCTCAACTTCACTCCATATTGTTACAATGTTGCCATCGTCTTTAAAAACCTTGCCATGGCTTTTAGGGGCATCAAGTTTCATTTGAGCATAGTTGCTTTTAAAGGTTGGAACATATAATTTTTGATTATACTTGTTGCTGCACAATTTTTCTAAGGCTGAAAGAGTAACGTCACCTTGTTCTTGTTCTATCTCAAAAAATGCTCGTATGATTTTGTGGTTATATTGCGTTGGGCGAATTGCCCATGTTGGTATCCGCTGGTTTGCTTTTCCATTAAATCCTTCAGCAATTTCTTTTAAGCTTTTTAGTTTAGTATTAGGATTGTATTTTTGAGATACCCTGTCAAAACTTTCTGCAATATACCACTTCATACAATGTTCAAAAGCTTGAGATTGGTCTTCTTTATTAAGGGCAAGTGCCATACAAAATTTTTCATAGGTATCCTCATCAATCGTAATAGTTACATTTTTACTCACGGCAAGCACCTCCCTTAAGTAAATAATATCACCTAATTTAGTATTAGTCAATACTAAATTACTCAACACTACAACACCAAAATCCCTCTCTCGTCATAAATACTTCCACCAGTATTTCCACCACAACGAATTGCTCTGTCAAGTGCCATAATAGTTGCCACAGCACCGTCAATTTTTTCGGTACTTTTTTCTTTGTCTGGCTTTATGTTCCCGGCGGGGTCGGTTCTGATATAAATATTATCCATCATCCAACGCAAAACTGGGTGCCCTGCGTGTGCAATTTTTTCTTCAAGGGTTAGTTTCATTAGCTCTTTTGTCGGCGGACTCATATCCTTGAAACCCTGTCCGAACGGAACAACAGTGAACCCTAATCCCTCAAGATTCTGTACCATCTGCACAGCTCCCCAACGGTCAAAGGCAATTTCGCGGATGTTGTATTTTAAGCCGAGCTCTTCAATAAAATGCTCAATATAGCCGTAATGCACAACATTACCCTCAGTTGTGAAAAGTTGTCCTTGCCTTTCCCACACATCATAATTCACATGGTCACGTCGCACACGCAAATCAATGTTATCCTCCGGTATCCAAAAATAAGGGAGTACAAAATATTTGTCATTTTCGTCTATTGGCGGGAAAACAAGTACAAATGCTGTAATGTCTGTGCTACTTGAAAGGTCAAGTCCACCATAACAAACCCTACCTATAAGTTCTTCTGGATTTACAGCAAACGCACACTTATCCCATTTCTCCATTGGCATCCAACGGATAGCTTGTTTAACCCATTGATTGAGCCTTAATTGTCTGAATGAGTTTTCTTCAGCAGGGTTTTGCTTTGCTGATTCACAGGCAGCTTTTACTTTATCTATTCCAACAGTAATTCCAAGCGAAGGGTTAGCTTTTTTCCACACCTTTGGGTCTGTCCAGTCATCTTCCTGTGCTGCTCCGAAAATTACAGGATAAAAAGTGGGGTCATGCTTTCTGCCTTCAATAATATCTAGCGCCTTTTGATGAACCTCCCAGCAGATACTATTCTGATTATCTCCGGCTGTGGTAATAAGAAAATACAGTGGCTGCATTCTAGCATCGCCAGAGCCTTTGGTCATAACATCATAAAGTTTTCTATTCGGCTGAGTATGAAGCTCATCAAAGACAACGCCGTGGGTATTGAAACCGTGCTTGTTGCCAACATCAGCAGACAACACTTGATAAATACTGCCTGTCGGCTGAAAAATAAGGCGTTTTTGTGAGTCAAGAATTTTGACTCGCTTTGATAGAGCCGGACACATTCGCACCATATCTGCCGCAACATTAAAAACGATACTTGCTTGGTTTCTGTCAGCAGCACAACCATAAACCTCGGCTCGTTCTTCATTATCACCACAAGTGAGGAGAAGTGCAACAGCCGCCGCAAGCTCACTCTTGCCCATTTTCTTTGGGATTTCAACATAAGCAGTATTAAATTGCCGATAGCCATTGGGTTTGAGCGTTCCGAAAACATCACGGATAATCTGCTCCTGCCAATTTATTAGGTCAAAAGGCTTACCAGACCACGTGCCCTTGGTGTGTTTCAAGGATTCGATAAAGGCAACAGCATAATCAGCGTGGTTTTTGCTATAAATACTGTCTTTTGATTTAAACTGTGTGGGTTTGTACTTATTTAGTTTCTGAATAGCTGTCCCTCCTTTGTAAAAAAGAGCTATAAAAACTCTTAATTGGTAAAATTTTGTTGACTTATCAATATAACACTGGTATAATTATATAGAGATTATTAATATAACCCATTATAGAAAGGCAAATAAATGAGGAAGTTCTTAATCACATCATTGAAAATCATCCTGTTTTTTATAGGGTGGGCAGCTTTTGCTGGATTGGGTAATATACCATCTGATAATCCTGCAATTTGGCGCCTTGGTGCAGAGGTGTTACCGCTTGCCTATATTATCGTTTTCAGCTTAATATTCTGGCTGATTGAAAAGAGAAAAATCAAAATTATTTCTTTTAAAAAACCTGTCCTTAACCTTTGCGTCGGTATAGCAATTGGCGTTTTATGGCTCGCCATTGCGGTCTCTGTCATGTGTTTAACCGGGGCACTGAAATTTTCCGGAACAAATCATATTTCATACTTGGCTATATGGCTGATCTCCTGTTTCCTGAATGTAGTTATGCAGGAGCTATTGGTCAGGGGGTATTTATATCAACTGATTAAGAGCAAATACAATGTGATAGCGGCTATTATCGTTACTACAGCTTTGTTCACGGTTATGTACGGTGGAGCTTTTGAAGCAGGTATTGTTCCAGTTCTCAATGTAATTACAATGAGCTTTTTTATATCACTTGTTCTTGAGTATACCGATTCGCTTATTACTCCTATACTGATCCATACCGTTTGGAACGGGATCGGTTCTATCATACTCGGTGGCGTTTCGTTGGCAGATGATTATCCTAATTTATTGAATACGGTGTTTAGCGGAAATACACTTATTTCCGGCGGCAGTTGTAAAATAGAGGGAAGTATTGTCGTGTTGGCACTCAACATCATGCTTTCTGTTATCTTCTTTTTGATGCTCAAAAGAAAAACTGCAAGCGTCGCAAAATGATAATAATCTAATCACACTCTAATGCCTTTGTAATTATAATTTCCACGCTTAATTTCATCAACATAAGCCTCGACTACCTTAATTGGTAATCGAGGTTATATTTTTTTGTTAATCTTATCAGCTTTCCACTGATTCCTCCACAGCCTTTTTTAGAATTTCAATGTCAAACCCAGCTGACTTATACCCTTGTAAAATCACACTGTAATAATAACAGCTTGGCGAGTTCAGTGGCTTTCCCTCGTTCATAATATAAACCATAGCCTCAACTGTTTTTCTGCCAAGTTTGACCTTGACCGTTTCCTTGCAATAAAGGAACGGAAAACCCTCATACCTATCAAGTGCCATTTCATCATCAGGAGTAATCTCCCAAAGCAAGCAGGGAACTCTGGAATTTATTAGGGGTTCAACCGTTGCCACAGCACCACCGTGTTGCCCTCTAAAAAGCAACTGGTAGTTCTTTAGGATAGTTACCCCAACAGGCTTTGCCGTAGGGCAACGGTGCGCCATTTGCTCAAGGTTTAGGTTGCTGCCGTAGGCAAGATAATACTTATTATCTCGGCAAAGTTTATTATTCATTTAAATTTCCTCCTTCAAACAGGTAGCTTTTATGCTACCTGAAATCGCCAAGCCGCTGACCCATCAAGGTGTGCAGTTAAATGCTCTCTGCAGTTTGCAAATTCCTCACCGATAAAGCCAATTCGGTTAAGGTAGGTTCTCATTGCAAATTTCTCATTGTCAGTTTGTGGCTTTTTGGAACTTGCAAATTTCTGAGTTAAAGCTTGGTGGTTAAGGGCGAGAGCCAGAACAATGTAGCTTCTGACTTTTCCAGCGTGAAGGGTGCTGTTAAACCCTCTTAATTCAACCGTGTGATGACCTGTAAAAAAACTGTGGAGGTTTAAAAAGTGGTACCTGCTTGAGTGATAATGCCTTGAGGTGCTTTCGCTGTAACCCTCATACCAAAGGCTCTCAATCTCAGCCATTGTCTTTGGCTTTTTACGATTTAGCTTATCAACCAAAAGGCTATCCATTTTTTTGCAATATCTTATTCTTTCAGGGTTTATCTCAAGTGCTTTATAAAAAAGGTCGTTCTTGGAGGAAATTATGTTTATAAAGTTGCGAATGCTCCGAACTGTATGGTTTGCGCCATCAAGGTGAAGGTGAATTCCACAGCTGTTATTTTCAAACGCTCCAGCCTTTTTAAGCTTTCGAATAAGCTCCTGCAAGGTTTCTATGTCCTCTTTGTAGGTAAGAATTGGGCTGACCAACTCAACGCTGTAGCTCCTGTCGGCTGAAACAATTCTGCCGTTTTCCTTGCGTTTGCAAATGATTGAGGCATCGCTCATTAACTTCCAAACCCTATTGTCTGGTGCTGTAACCTTGTAAGTGTCATAACCATCGTAGGTGCGAGTTGCTGTTCCGTTTAAGTGCTGTGCAGTAACCTCTGCAGCTTTTTCCCTTGTGATTCCCGTGAACTCGATTTCAATGCCAAATCTCGATTCTAACATTTTCCTTGCCCCTTTTCTTTAGTAGTGTGTTTCTTTCTGTAGTCACATATTAACTCTACTGGTGGTATATATCAAGTTAATTATGCTCATAAACTACACAATATATAGGGGTTAGAAGTGTACATATTACTCGATTATTTTCTCGCATAAATCCTCGCCGTAAACCACATTCAATCCACAGCCATTATCCCAATTTACTAATATGCTGGCAGTATCATCAACTCCACATACTGTTCCTTTTGTTCCAATCGGCGGTGCCTGAGCGTCGTCCATTTTCAATAGCTTAACTCGTGTGCCTCTGGGATAAGCCTTGCGGATACGCTCGACAATTTCTTTACTTGGAAATCTCATTATTTACAACCTCCTTGAAAGCAGACGAACCAACAAGGTTCTTCAGCAAAATTTTTCTCATTCCCTTATACTCAGGGCCGATGAAACCAAGCCTTAAAAGAAAACAACGAAAGTCGTACTTCTCGTTTTCTACAGGCCTTTGGGTAGCGTTGACTCTTTGGAGTGTTTTTGCCATATCACAAAGTGCTGTTATGAAATGAGTGTAGGCTTTTACTTCGTCAGACGTTGCTCCAAAAGGGAACCAAGGGAAGCTAATTCTTTCTTCAGTTATCTCAACATCAAGATTATCTGTACAGATTGCCTTTTTAATAAGAGTAGCTTTGCTTGCTATTAGTTTTTGAAGATTATCAATAGCCGTGTCTGTAAAGTCAGCTTTTGGGACATCAATGCTCACACCAATTTCAGCTGTTGGCTCTGCAACAAAGCCTTGTTCAGCAAGCTGATTTTTCAGCTGTTGGTTAGCACCTTGAATAGTGCCATTTTTATCAACGATAACTTCTCCAATTTCGTAAGCAAAGGTAGGCGCGCCCTTGTATTTACTTGGTATTCCCGTAATTTCACTGATTGCCTTGACCAGTTCTTTGCGAGCATTACCTTTCAAGTTATAATTAATTTGCATATTAAAACCCCTTTCATTTTTAGGATATTACATTAATCACTCTAAAGCCTAAAAATAGCAAGGGGTTTTGATGTAGTATTTTAAAGAGTTATTTACAGCTTTGTTGTGTAAATAACACAATTCCACTCAAGACAAAACATACGCAAGGAAGTGCTACTCCGTTTCCCCACATTTTGTACTCAGCACTATCGCTGTGAGGATTTTGTAGCCATTTAATAATCTGCTGTCTGCTTTTTGGCTTTGTACTTGTACCCATAATTTTTCTATGTGTTTCAAAAACTTCTGACCAGAACAATATTTCTTCTTCAGTTGGCTCTGCTGTTTCAAGATTATCACACCACCATATCGGAAAGCCTTGTAGCAAAGCACATTCCTTTGGGGTTAATCTGCGAACTGTGTAGTTGGGTTCAACAATCCCGTTTTGAAAGCCAGGGTTAGTTCCATTCAAAAGTGTGTTTGAAATGCCATCATCACGATAGCATTGACTTTCAGCTTTCATTTGAGGGTAAAAGCTAGAGGGTTCAGCAACTGCAGAAGGCCCTTGAGCATTCAGTGTAGATGCTACACCATTTTCAGCAATTCCAAGATTTCTTGCAAAATTCTGCCCACAATTAAAAGTTTCTCGGTCAATTGCGTAGATAGGTTCTGTTACAACAGATGGGTCTTTGTAATCTCTTGACGCAAGTGTTGGCGATTTTTCTTTATTAATTTGCATAAAACTGCCCGTTGTCATAGAATAAACTGCGTGTCGGTCGGTAGTATTAAGAGTAAAAGCTACATCTTTGTTAATTCCATCACCGTTAGGGCCATTATCGTCCTTGCGACCTATCATAGAACCTTGCAAAGAATAGCTTTCCACAATGGCTATCCCACCTTGATTGCAAGAAGGATTTCCACCATTTCCGTCAATTGCTCTTGAAGTATCAGCCTCGTAAATACCACTGCGAGGGTTGTCTGATTTCATAGAATTACTGCCATCAGAGCAGATGCCATAAGCTTGTGGAATAAATATTGATTGGTCATTATTACAAGAAAGGGTTGCAGATTTATTGTCCTGAATTAAAGCACCTTTGCCACCTCCATTACAGCCACTGCGGATTTTCATAGTTTTAGGTGTGTCCTCAAAGGAAACGGTTGCCGGAACAACTCCAGCACGGAGAGTTGGAGAAGTTTCTTCTTCATAACCGATACCACGGCTATTTGCTGAATGTTCTGTGCAAAAGCCTGCAGAAGTTACAAACGGCTGATTATTTCCACCCGTTCCGTATGTAGCAGAAACGGTCGGTGCAATATTAATTTCTTTGTAGCGAGTGTCTTGGCTGTGGTTTTCAAACATTACGCAAGGAGGGTGATGAGCCTCGGCTCTAAGGGTTGCCGATAAATTATTAAGTACATCTATTCGCTGACCACCTTGGTCGTTTAGGACAATTTTGCTTGTTTCTCCAACGCAAGTTTGAGCGCTGTTGGCAGTTCCTTGCCACGGACAGAGGCTCTTCGAAGAATGCCCTGACACGCCTTCGGACTCAAATAGTATTTTTCCTGCACGTTTGTCTGCAAAATCTGCGACAAGGTAGATTCGTTTTCTTCGTTGGGGAACTCCCCAGTATTGTGCATCAAGGGTTCGCCATGCGATGGAGAAATCAACTCCCACGATACTGCCTGAACCAATCCATTTGTTAGGTTTAGAAATAGATAGGGTTTCATCTTTAATTTTTGCGATGCTGTCAAGGACTGCCTTGAAGTCCTCACCTTTGTTTGAGGAGAATGCTCCAGGCACGTTCTCCCACACGATAAATCTTGGTTTTTCGCCATTAGTGGCCGACCTCATTTCTTTAATAATTCTAATTGCCTCATAAAAAAGGACGGATTGTGAGCCAATAAGTCCGGCTCTTTTGCCTGCAACTGACATATCAGTGCAAGGTGAACCAAAGGTTATAATATCAACGGGTTTAATTTCAGCACCGTTAATTGTTGAAATATCACCGAGATGTTTTATATTAGGAAATCTTTTCGTTGTAACACGAATAGGAAAAGGCTCAATTTCTGATGCCCAAATTGGGGTAATACCAGAAATCAAGCCTCCCAAAGGAAAACCTCCTGAGCCATCAAAGAGTGAGCCGAGCGTAAGGTTTCGTGTCAAATCCTGATTAGTCATTATCAGCCACCTCAGAGTACTTTATTTCCTCACCATCTCTCAACAAAAGCACGCCATCAGCTGAACCTGTCTGCTCAATGTATCTTTTAACAATAACATCAGCGTACTTTTCGTCAAGTTCAATTGTGTAGCAAATTCTGTCCGTTTGTTCGCAAGCTATAAGCGTTGAGCCACTTCCACCAAAGGGGTCGAGGACAATAGAATTAGTTAAGCTAGAGTTTGTTATCGGATAAGCAACAAGAGCAATCGGCTTCATTGTTGGGTGATACTTTGATTTTGTGGGCCTATCAAAGTTCCAGGTAGTACGTTGCTTTCTGTCGGCATAAAATTTATGCCCGGCTGTTGGTTTCCAGCCAACAAGCACAGGCTCGTGAGTATATTGATAATCGCAGCGCCCCAAAACCGGCGAATTCTTCACCCAGATACAAGTCTGGTGACAAAAAAAGCCTGCGTCTTTAAATGCAAGCCGAAAATTCACAGTTTCTCTGTCTGCGTGAAAAATATAAATTGAGCCACCATCAGTTAAGCTTTCATACATTCCTTTATAAGCGAAAAGCAAAAACTCATAGAACTTTTTATCGTCCATATTGTCATTCTGAATTGTTCCGGCAGTACCCTCGTAGGCGACGTTATACGGCGGGTCTGTCACAACTAAGTTTGCTTTCTTGCCGTTCATAAGTTTTGTGTAAGTTTCAAGCTTTGTGCTATCACCACAGATTAGTTGGTGTCTACCAAGTAGCCAAACATCGCCTTGCTTTGTAATAGGTGTTTCCGGCAAAGGCTCGTCAAAATTATCTTCTGTAACATCAGCACCAGAATTTAAAATATTATCAATCTCGTCAAGTTCAAAGCCAAGCTCCGAAATATCAAACTCTAATTCCTTCAAGTTTTCAATTTCAACTGCTAATAATTCTTTATCCCAGCCTGCATCTTCAGCAAGACGGTTGTCTGCTATGATGTAGGCTTTTTTCTGTGCGTCTGATAAATGGTCAACAAAAACACAAGGCACTTCAGCCATTCCCTCTGCCTTTGCAGCGAGAACACGTCCGTGCCCTGCGATAATATTAAATTTGCTGTCTATGAGAATCGGATTTACAAAACCAAACTCGCGTAAGCTTGATTGTAGCTTTTTAAGTTGCTCGGGACTATGCGTCCTAGAATTATTTATATATGGAACTAATTTTTCGATTGATATTTGCTCCATTTTTTCTGTTGTATTCAGAATAATTCCTCCCTTTTAGGTTTTAAGTAATAAAAAAAGACAACTCAGTTAAGAATTGTCTTTGAAAGTATTTAATTGTTTGGGTGAGATTATGCTCATAATCTCAACTACGTTTATGCTTGCTATAAAGCCAAGAGCAGAACATGACGATTTCACCAAGTATAGTAACAGCTATGGCGGAAATCCAGGTGCTCTCAAATGTTGCCCTAAAAATCAATGTCATAACCCATAATGTCGCTACAGAGCAAAAATAGAGTGCAATTGAAGCCAGCAGCCAAAGTGTAAAGCCACGCATTATTTTCATGTTAATTGTCTCCTCTCACAAAATATAAATAATCTTTGTAACATAATACCACATAATTATTTATTCTACAAGTATCATTTTACCTCCCACCACTCAGCAAAGCCTCCATTGGGTCTGCCACATTCGGAAGTCCTGTAAAAGGAACAGTACAGTTTGCTCTGACTGTGTTTTCTATTGCATACTGCATCTGATTAAGAATTTTGAGTCGGTTCATTAAAATTGCCTCAAGGGGATTATCCCTTGCATCACCTGAAGAAGATTTTGCAAGAAATCCGTGCTTTGAGATTAATCTTTCAAGCTGAACATAACGAGCCTGTTGCATAGCAAAACGTTGCAGATAATTTATATCAAAAAGCTTTTCACATTTTCGCTCCACAAGCCAGTTCCAAATATCCTGAAAGAACTTTTTAGCAAGGAGTTCTTCACCATCTTTTTGAACTTCAGTAAGATAACCCAAAGCCTCCGGAATTGTTGGTGTTGTTTCATTAATTAAATCTTCGCCTTGAAATTTTACTGATTTTAACCTTGAAGGACGAGTGCCATCAATTATTGCATCGCTTAAAGCCTTTCTAGGTCTGCCTGCATTTGAACGAGCACCACCTCTACCATCTCCTTTAGCCATATTATCACCACCATTGAATTTGATTTTTTTGAATTATTTTTTGAAATTGGCTTTTCTTACACGACACCCAGCACCGCTGTCCTATTCTAAAGGGTTTGAGGATTTTTATACCCCCACCGCGGGAGGTTGGTACTAAATTATAATACTAACCTCTTTTAAGACTTTGACCACCTATCGCCCATCTCTACAGTAATGCGTGAGTGACAGGACTTGCAAAGAGCCATTAGGTTGCTCGTTTCATTGCCACCGCCTTTGGACAGCGGTAATATGTGGTGGACTTCCTCAGCAGGAGTAAGCACACAGTTTTTCTGACATTCCTCACACAGTGGGTGAGCCTTGATGTACCTATCACGGATACGCTTCCACGCTCGACCGTAGCGTTTGTTGGACTTGGGGTCACGCTGATACTTGTTGTAGGTTTTGTTTGTTTCTTGTTTATGCTCGGCACAGTATTGCTCATCGTTATCGCAGAGTAGACCGCAACCGGGGTAGGAACAAGGGCGCTTGGGTTTGTAGGGCATTGTTTCACCTCAATCTATGAAAAAAGGACACTCACTATAAAAGTGAATGCCCTTTGGATATATTTCTACTAATGCCATTATACCATATACTTGGTGGAATACTAGTGAACTAGTGTGCACACTTTTGTTCAAGGGCAATTAATGCTTTTGAGTGCATTATGTGTATCCAGCGCAAACTGTAATTTAAATCCCTTGAAATCTTGTCCCATGTATAAAAGCATAAATATCTCTTTTCTAGTAGATCTTTATATTCTTGATTATCAATAGAGTTTATAAAGTCAAATATTTGACGCTTTAAATTAACAAGATAATCTATTTCGTGGTTTATCTCATGCTGAAGGTCAATTATTTTCTCAATGGCTTCTGCCATTGAAGATGTTGCACGATTGGGGTTTCTTGGCATGTCACTAAGCGTTGAGGTGCATTTGGTAGCCAGTTCATTTAACGATTGTATTTGCTCAAGTTTGCTGTTGATGCGCTGGTCAAGGCGGTAAGCCTGTCCTAAATACTCTTTTGCGGTCATATTAAGATACCTCCTGAATCAATTTATTAATAAGTACTTCTGGGTCAATGCTCGTAAGTGTTGAAAACCAATTAGAGTGGAAGAATCGCTCCAATTCTTTTTTCTCGTTAATATACGCTTTTTTATCAGGGTGGAAGTCCCATCTTTGCAACACTTCTCGGTAGTCTTTAACTGCTTGTAAAATAATTGCGTTTGCAAGACTTTGATAATTCTTGGTCATTTATTAACTCCTTTCAAGCTTGCCTTCACCGCATCAATAAGCGCCGACTGTGTTTTTTCTTTTCTGCCAAGTGCTGACATAATGTTTTCGTCAATAGTGCCTTTTGCAATAATGTGATGAATAACAACAGTATCCGAGGTTTGTCCCTGTCGCCACAGCCTTGCATTTGTTTGCTGATAAAGCTCTAAACTCCAAGTTAAACCAAACCAAATGAGGGTTGAGCCACCAGCTTGTAAATTTAGTCCGTGTCCAGCACTTGCTGGGTGTATAACTGCAACAGGGATTTTCCCAGCATTCCAATCAGCAATATCAGCTGATGATTTTATTTCACGAACATTAAAGCGTTTCTTGATTCGCTCCAAATCGTGCTTGAACCAATATGCAACCAACACGGGTTTACCATTGGCGGCTTCAATTAAATCCTCAAGCGCATCAAGTTTTTTATCGTGTATCTGAAAGACTTGTTTTTCTTCACCATAGACAGCACCATTTGCCATCTGACAAAGCTTATTTGAAAGAGCTGCAGCATTAACTGCATCAATCTCATCATCTTTAATAGAAAGAACCAAATCTTGCTTTAAGGTGTTATACGCTTTTTGCTCTTTTTCTGAAAGAGTGACAGAAATCTCGTTTATAACGCATTCTGGCATTTTGAGATAATCTGCTGACTTCATTGATATTGTAATATCCGATATAAGTCTGTAAATTTCATCTTCAGCACCAGCTTTAGGTTTATAACTAAAAACCATCTGCTGATTTCGTTTATCTGGGTCAAAGAAATTACTGCGAAAGTGGGAAATAAATCTGCCTAGCCTTTTACCCATATCAAGAATTTTAAACTCAGCCCATAAATCCATTAGACCATTGCTTGATGGAGTTCCAGTTAATCCAACAATCCTTTTTACTGTTGGCCGCACTTTGAGTAAACTTTTGAACCTTTTTGCACTATATGATTTGAAAGAACTAAGCTCATCAACGACAACCATATCGTAATTAAAAGGCAGATCACTATTATTTATCAGCCAGTCAACATTTTCACGATTAATAATGTAAATATCAGCTTTTTGCATTAATGCTGTTTTTCTTTGAGCCTCAGAGCCTACTGCAATGGAAAATTTGAGGTGGTTTAAGTGCTCCCAACGTTGTATTTCATTCGCCCAAACACTACCTACTCGCAACGGACATATTACTAAAACACGATGCACCTCAAAGTAGTCAAACATTAAATCATTAATTGCAGTAAGGGATGTAACAGTTTTTCCAAGTCCGCAATTTAGAAAAACAGCTACCACAGGATGTTCAATGATAAAATTGACACTATATTTCTGGTAGTCATGCAAATCACTCTTTTTTAATAAATCTGCCACGGTTATCCCTCTCTTTCTTCGTTGCGTGTATTTTCATATGTTCTGATGCGGTGATAACCATTAAATTGTCCAAATTATTGTTTTTATGATTTCCATCAATATGATGTACCTCATCATTCTTATGAAGTTTTCGCCCTATCTTCATTTCTGCAAGTCTACGATATAGCTTTTCTCCAGAAACCATTTGATTATCTGCACCTGCTTTTTCAAAATTGACATAGTCGATATAGCATCCATAATCACAAAAATTATGTTCACTCCTTTCAACATCAGAACGCTTTTTGTAAACAGGTTTGCCACACCAAT